CACTCTTGGTTTGGTCGGTCATAACCGGCTCCCTTTTGTAGCCTTATCGATCAGATGAACGCCTTGATGGTGAGCGGGTCGCCCGTCACCTTGCCTATCAGATCGAGGTCGTTGAAAATGACAAGGAGAGCTTCGTCCTCGCCGTCGTTGGTTTTGACAGTCCAGCGGTCGCCGCCGTACTTTGGCACCCGCACGAAGTCGCCGGCCGTACACCAACTACCCTCGGGCCAGTTTTCCATCGTCGTGCGGTTCTTGAAGGCCAGATCACCGACCGCCAAAACCTTGGCGATCTGGGTGTTCCACGCGTCTGTCTCGCGTGTCTCCGAGGTCAGGATAATCCCGCCCTTGGTCTTGCTTTTTGGCGTGCGGATTTGCACCAGCACGCGGCTTCCGAAGGGGTGTACGCCCGGATTGCAAGGCGGGAATGCCTCGTCAATACTGGCGTAACCAAACTCCACTTTATTCGATAACTCCTGCATTAAGCGCTCCTTTACAGCAGGTTAGAGATTAAAGTCCTTCCGTTCCTTCTCGTCGATCAGGTTCAGAATGACCGTCTTTGCGTGCTCGAGGCCCGCGTAGAGCCCGACTGCCCGCCCGTAGGCGAACGCGTCGCGCTCCGCTGGTCGCTCCAGCGCTTCCCGTGCAAGGCGTGCCTGCTCGGTCTCCAAGCGCTGGAGGATCATTTCTATCTTCACGCGGGGGTCTTTTTACCGCCGCTGGCTTCGAACTTGGTCTTCTTGCCCATCTTCATGAGCTTGTGCATGTTGGTGTTCGAAGCCGTCATCTTGGTGGTGTTGCCCTTCGACAGGGCCGCGTCATTCTTGTGCTTCACGGTCTTCACTCCTTACGATCCGGGGTTGGGGTTGATGCCCGTGCCGGTGGACACGGCTACGCGCTCCCCAGACGCGATCTCTGCGGCGGCCAGCTCCATAGCCGTGCGGTTGTCGTCGGTGTTCATGGTGATGCGTGCCTGCAGCTCGGCTGCCTTGCGCGCGTCCTCCGCCTGCTGACGCTGCGCCTCCATCTGCACCTTGGCTTGCAGCTCCTGCGCGCTGAGCTGTAGCTTGGCGCCGTCCATCTGCATGTCCGCCTGCGTCTGCTGCTGCTCGATCTGGAGCTTGGCCTGCGTCATCTGCATGTCCGCCTGCGTGTTCTGCTGCTCGATCTGTAGCTCGGCCTGCGACATTTGCGCGTCCTGCTGCATCTTCTGCTGTTGGATCTGAAGCTTCTGCCCCTCGATCATGGCGCGCGGATCTTGCATGGGCGGCGGCTGCAGCGACTGGAGGAGCTGCTGCGCCTGCGCGATGGCGGGAGGCAGCGCGTCGAACGCCATTGCGCCCTGCTCGATGACCATGGTCGACGCCTCTGCGAGCATCTGGTCGAGCGCGCGCCGCGCCTCGTTGTCCTTGCCAATGTCCTTCATCGCCTCGCCGATGTCCTCGCCGATCGCCTCGCTGGCGATGCGCACAGCCGACGCGACGTACCACAGGGAGATGTGCTCCTTAATGTGGTTGAGCATCACGGGCAGGTAGCTCGGCGCGATCAGCGGGTTCATGCCGAAGGCCGGGCTCATCATGTAGGCGAGGTGCGTCTTGAGGTGGGCGATATGATCTTGCTCGGGGAACGCCGTGATGGGGCGCGCGAGTGATGCCGCCGCGTTCTCGTTGACCGCGTTCTGCTCGCGTGGCTCGACGGGCGGGTTGAGCAGATCCTCTGCGTTGGGCACCTTGAGCGTCTCAAGCAGACGCTCCTCGACCTTGCGCATGTTGTAGAGCTGCGGCATGGCCGCCGCGCGCTGGGCCACGGCCTGCACCTGCGCGTAGCGCTGCGCCTCGCTGAAGATGTTCGGGTCGCTGACCGGCACGACGTCGAGCACGCCGTCGAAGTCACTGCGCCGGGCGAGCAGTTCGCCGGCCTCTTTCGCGAGCATCTCGTCGTCGAGGTAGAGACCGTTCAGCCGGTCGAGGACGCGCAACATGCGGGCCATCGCATCGTGCATGCGTGCGTGGATCGACGAGTAGACGACCGCACCCTGCTCGAGCTTGGCGAGAGTGGTGCCCACCGGCGCGTTGGGGTTGTTGTCGGCGATGTCTTCCATCGACGTCCGGACGACACCCTTGCCCGCGTCAACGAGGAAGCCGAGCAGGCTGAAGAGCACGGGGCTGGGTGGGTTGTACGGCAGGGGCATTGCCAGCTTGCGCACGTCGTCGACGTTGAGGCCGCCCTCGATCTCTTCGACTTGCCCCGGCTGGATGGTTAGCGACTGGCCGCCAGCCGTGCCGCCCTTGAGCTTGAGCATGGTCTGGCTGTTGCTGATGTGCGCCGCGTCGAGCAGCGCGCGCAGTGCGCCCGTCGCCGCGCCGCTCAGGCCGCCGATCAGGTGCGGCAGGCCGATGGGGTACGCGCCGCGCCACGGGATGAACGGGAACTCGACGAACCACTGCTGCTCCTCGCGGGTGTCGTCGTCCTCTTCCCAGTTGCGATAAATCGCAAGTACCTTGCCCGTCGACTTGTCGATCGAGAGGATGTACGGCTCCGCGCCGTCACCCTCGATGTCGGCGATGGCGTAGACTTCGAAGACGATACGCAGACCGTCCTCGTTGTAGCTCGTCGCGTCACGCCCCTCGATCTTGTCGTTGGCCACGCCCGCGACAGACTGCTCGGGCTCCATACCCACCGCCGCCAGATCGACGTCGCGGTACATGCCGGATTTTACACGTTCCTCGTAATCGAGCTGCGTGAGGTACTGCACGTGCGTCTTGCGCTGTGCCGTATAAAAATTGGTCGCTGCGTAGGGCAGGTACATGTCGTCGATCGGCACGAACAAGAACGACGGCCGGTTGCGCCGCTCATCCCAGCCGATCTTCATGTACTGCGCGCCGCCCAGCGGCACCTGCGTCATGAGCTGCTCCAGCTCCGCGCGCACCTCTGGGCACTGCACGGTCATCTGCCAGTTTAGCAGCTTCGTCTTGCGCTCGGCCTTGTCGATCTTGTCGGGCGTCTGCTCGCCGTTGATGTAATCCTTCGCGGGGCCGCCGGTGGGGAATATCTCCTTCATCGCCCGCGCGGCGAAGTCAACGCACGCCTCGGTCATCAGGGGGTGGACGACCTTCGAAGCGCCTTGGAAGTCCGCGCCGCCGGGTGCGTCGTCGCCCATGCCCGTGCGCCGGAGGCCCTCCTCGTACTGCTCGTCGCGCTTCTTGCGCGCCTCCTTGTCCCGGCTGATCAGCTCGAGGAAGCGCGACGATATGCGCGCCAGATCCGGCTCGGTCATGGTCTCGGCGAGGTTGGCGAGGTGGTCGCTCTCGTCGACTGCGTCCTCGTCCTCGTCGAGCGTGACGATCGCGCCGCCGTCCTCGGTATCCTCGACACCGGTCACGTCGGTCTCGATCTCGACCATCTCGCCTTCGGGCAGCTCGTCTTCGTCCATCTATCTGTCCTTCACACCGCGTACGGGTTGGTGACGACCTTCGGCGGAGGCCGGTCGCCTACCACAGGTTTCTTGTCTCTTAACACCGACACCAGCCCCTTGTCTACGCAGAGGCGGATGCACTGCGTCATCGCGTCGACGAAATCGTCGTGCTTGATGCTGTTCGGGCCCGTGAACGCGCAGAGCTGGGCGAGCATTGGCTCGACCCACGTGCGCGGTCGGCCGGGGTACTTGTCGCTCTCGGGCAGCCAGACGCGCTTGCGTGCGAAGATGTGGCTGACCATGTGCAGGCGGCTCAACTTGTCCGATCGGCCGGGGTTGTATGCGTAGGCCATGATGCCCTCGCGCTCGAGCATCTGCCGCAGGCTGATGCCGCTTCCCTTGTCCTCGATCAGACACAGGTCGGGCTTGCGCCCGGACGTGCGCGGCTTGTCGCTGCCGAACATGGGCTTGATCAGGGCCGCGTCTTGGTCGTCGCCATACGCCACGTTCAGCTCGCGCTTCACGCGCTTGATGAGGTCCGGCATGCCCATTTGCTCCGACCAGCAGTCTAGCAGGATGAGGTGGCTGTGCCCCTCGCGGTCGCGGAAGCTGCCGATCACGACGCACGCTGTGCTGTCGGGGTCGCCCTTCTTCTTGTCGAAGGTTGCCTCGGTGAAGGCGGTGTCGAGCGAGAGAATGATGAACTCAAGGACTGGCAGCGGCTTTTTCGCGGGCCAGAGCCGGAAGTCACTGCGCTTGACGATGCCGGTCTCCTCTGGGTCGATCAGCTCGCCGTACAACTCCTGCCGGCCGATCGTTGTCCCCTCGTACTGGGCGAGCTGCGCGAAGAACGCGTCGGGTAGGTTCTCCTTGTTGTCGAAGGTCGATCCGCGCACGATGATGCGCTTGTCCTGCGGCTTGCTCAGCCTGCGGATCAGCTCCTTGGGCTTGGGCGTCGTCGTCCACAGCACCTGCGGTTCGTCGCCCAGACGCAGGCCCATCATCGCCATGTCCCACGTGTCCTCGTCGTACTGCCACGCCGCCAGCTCGTCGAACCAGCCGCGCGTATGCTGTGGGCCGCGCAGTCGCTCGGGCTTCTCGGCAGTGAATCCGCGTATGGTGCTGACGCCGCCCGCCGCGTTGTACATGCGGATGAGCATGTCTGACTTGTTGTATTCTGCGACCAGCTCCGGTGGGATGACGGAGAGCAATCCGCTTTCGCCCTCGAAGCACGTGAACTTGACGTCGCTGTAGGTGGGGGCGATGACGCAGCTATCGAAGCCGCTCGGATCTTCATACACGGCGCGCGCCAGCCACTCGGCGCCGACGCGCGTCTTACCGAAGCCGCGGCCCGCGAGGATGCCCATCTCCGTCCAGTCGCTCTTGGGCACGATCTGGTTGGGGCGTGCGGTCTCGACCCACCGGCGCTGCCAGTCGAGGTGCACGCGCTGCTCAGGTGTCAGCCGGGCGAGTAGGGCGGCGACGTCAGTCACGCTGTCAGCCGAAGACTACTGCGGCCGCCAGTCGGAGCAGCTCGATCACTTGCCGCTGTCCTTTGCGCGCAACGCCTCGGCGAGCTGCACCATGAGCGCCGCGTTGTCCACGTTGCTCTCGACCTTGAGCGTCTCGCCGTCCTTGTTGCCGACGTCGACTTGTTGCTTGTTGCCGTACTTCTTCGGGCTCCAACAGGCGAGCAGCTTTAGACGCGTGTCTACCTGCGCCCTGCGCCACTGCACGTGGCCGGTGTCGATGCGCCCCTCTATGCGCGCGGGCTCCTCGTCGATCAGGGCGAGAGCCTGCTCGGCAAGGGCGTCCGAGCCGGTGTCCCGTGCCTGCGCATACGCGAGCGCGAGAACTTCGTCGGCGCGCACCCAATGGCCCCAAGCCGTGGGATGGAAATCAAGCTCACGGCCGAGCGCAGCCAACGTCTCGCCCATTGCGATACGCGACAGCACCTCATCAGTCAGCTTGGGGTTCTTCTTCGCCGGGTACGGCATGTCTGCATGCTCCGCTGCTTGGCAGGACTACCAGTGTGAGCCCACAAGATACTCCCGATGCGCGCGACATGCAAGCCTCACAGCAGGTCTGAGCCGTCAGACCGATCACGCACCATACGACCAACCTCCGCCAGCAGCGCAGGGCGCTCCATAAGCGTCACGAGGTCACCCTGCCTCGCCCAGCGCGATCCGTTCCAGCCGAGCCAGTAGTTGGCCTTCGCCATAGCCTCGCCATCCGCCACGACCTTCACGCTCTCCCACTCGCTCTGCGCATTCGGGCGAATGTACACGAACCAGCGACCATCGGCCTCGACGGGGCCGAGAAGGCCCCAGCCCGCCGCAGTAGGTTTACGTCCACGATATTTTTTCGAAGTCATTTTCTAAACCCCTAGTGATATAGGTTCGATAGACTGGCAACGCGCCCACAGCAACCCCCGCAACGCAACGCAACATCTGCACCGGCAACGTGCAACGCGGGGAGGGCCTTCCCTTAGGAAGGCACCTACCCCCCTCGTTGCAAGTAGCTTTGCAACGTGCAACACGACTCGTGTTGCAGCCCGTGTTGCACGTTGCATTTGGTATGTAACCCGTTAATATAAGGCACTTCTGTAATATTTTACACGTGTTGCACCAGCGTTCGCACCTTGTCACAATCCGGTCACATTGCAACACGAGCCTTAATGTTGCACGTGTTGCAGACACTCCTCCCCGAGGGGCTGTGTAAAAAATTACAAATAGCTGTTGCAATCTCAAATTGCGGGCCTATATGTAGGTCATCAGCAACGCACACAGGAGCAAACGACATGACCAACACCGAACTTAGGATCGATGGACTTGAAATCCGCCTTCGCCCCAGCATCCGTGTAGGCCAGCGCCGCCTGACTTACTTCGATGTGAAGCACAACGGCATCTGGCTCGGTTGCGGCGACCCAATGCACGGATCGCTGCGCGGCAAGGACGCCCGCGCGGCGTTGGCGCACTACGCGCGCATCGCTATCCGAGATGCGGCCTAACCACTACCACCAGCAACATAGGAGACGACGACATGTTAAGAGCAGCAACCCTTCACCGCACCGTATCAGTCACGTGGGAGACCAAGCTCGCCGAGCTCACTTGCGACGTGGCCGTGACCTATGAGTACGACGGCGCTAATCACTTCGAGGTGCTCGAAGCCGATATCGTCGGCAACCCCGACGGC